CCTAGTTGGAAGTGGCGGCCGATCTGGCCTGCACAAGCACCGAATTTTGGTGTGTGGAGTATGGCAGTCAATCCAGCCGGCGATATGTACGACGGCGTAATGACGATGCAGCCGATCGTCACGATCAAGGTCGAGCAGACTCAGTCAAACGACCCAAACGTATTCGCCATGTATGTTGGGCAAGTAAACACGAACGCATTCCGCATAGGCGCACTTCAGTGCGGCGACCGCAGCGTGATGCTGAAAGGGATAACCGCAACGCCGCACGCAGAGATCGTTGGGAACAGAAGGTGGCGAGGGTGGAAGGCAAACTACGAGTTCGTTTTTAAGCCTGGGTTCAATAGTTACCTTAATCAGTTCCTCGGGTGGGACGTCGCAATCCCTGTGTCGGGATTTAACGTGAAGAACGTGGCCGGCGCTAATGCAAACGCGAATGTAGAAAAGGGAGCACTCGCTCTGAAACTGACGGACTTGGGCACCATTGATCCCAGCCTCGCAAACGCTGTCATTGAGCCGACGCTGGTGGGGCAAAACAGCCGAGCCAACGTGCTCATTTCCGCGCCTAACGCGAAAGCCGCGCAGCGTCCCAGCGCCCAGCCCGTGCCTCTCAACTTTGACGGCAGCCCGCGAAGACTCACTCTCATGCCACTTGTGCAGCGATGCCAAGTATTCGCTGACTTCAACATGGGCCTTATGAGACTTCGCCTAGATTGATCCCATGACTCAAGGCGTCAAGATCACCGAGAGTTTTGCGCAGCGAATCGCAACGACGGTTCGTCGCGTAGATGCGATGTCGCTTTCATTTGGCGACGGTAAGATACCTACCCGGTTTGAAGACTCTACCCTGCGACAGGCCGCTTCGTCGGTAAAAATCGGAGCGTATAGCACCGCAGGCACGCAGTGGGAGAAGGGGACGTTTAAGACAGTGAACCTTTACGAAGTCAGCAATGGCGCGCTTGTTCCAAAGTACAGCAACGGCTCCCCAGAAACAGCCTCGGTGCTAAACATCTTTGTGACGATACCACCGAACTACGACCGCGTGAGATACTGTGCCTTCGCGAGCATCAACGGCACGAACGTCCTTATGACAGCGGAATGCTAAAGTGCCATACGGAACGATAGAAGACGACTTCAAGTTGGGCCGATACGGCGACGACGTATTCGCCTACCTGTACAACCTCTGGGGCGAGCCGAGGTGTTGCTGCATCGCCGCGAAGTGCCATATGCCGGAGACGATCACGGTCACCCTGGGCGGGTTTTGGGGCGAGTGGGCACAGAAGCGCAGCGGCAACTATTTCAGCACCCACATCGGCATCGCAGGCCAAGAGTGCGCATACTCAGACGCATACACCTGTCTGACAATGGTGCGATCTGCGTGGTATGACGGCCTCGCCGACGGTCTACTGAACTTGACATGGTATCCCGCCAGAGAGGTCACGCTGACGACTGACACCGGATCGGCTCAACTGTGCATCCAGAATCCAGAAATGCTGGAGTTCTTTCCGGGGCTTGATGGCGACCCGCCCACGCCGATCACGGCTGACGCGATTTATGTCAGCAACGGAACGTGGGATTGCGCGTATGTTCCAGAATCGTGTAGCGAAGGGATAACATTTGTTCACGGTTTTGACGTTTATTGGCGAGCGAGGATGATTAACGCCTATGAAGAACCGACGGACGAGGCTTTTGAGCAGGCACTTCAAGGCTGGACGGTGGAACTGCCATCATGCGTCTATTCGTTCGATACTTATGCACCACTATGCCATTTGATTGGCGCGCACGCTGGCGATCTCGACGGGCAGACAGCGGTCCTGCGGCGCAGGACAAATGTGATGCCGCCGGTCCTGCGGCCTGTGATCACGCGAAGCAGGGCGCCGCAAACTGGAGAAGTGTTTACTGATGCCCACCTCCTGTTTGATGTGTACCTCCGGCCGTTTCAGTTCGGGTGGGCTGACCGGAACGGTGACGGTGACGTTGACTCCAACTTCGATGGGAGGACCGCAAGGTACTCGGTCGACTACGTTTGCAACCCACGGGACTACCCTCCAGACGCGCAAGGAAACTTCAGCAACTTCAGATACTGGTGCATGACGCCCGGCGGCATAGCGCCTCCGAAACTACAGGCAACCGGAGGAAGCGGCGGGGCCGAGATTGAGTTCACCATCGCTCCTGTTCCAGGCACAGGCTCGTCACCGACGAATCCGCTATGGCAAGTGGCAGAGGTGTCAATCAAGACCGCAGGATCGGGAAACGAAGAGGGCGACGTATTCACAATCGACTTCTACGAAGACCCTCCGCGCGGAGGCGAGTACAAGGACGCGGAGGAACCGCAGACGGTGGTAGTGACATCTGTTGGCGATTCTGGCGAAGTGCTTCAAGTCATGCTGGTTGAGCCGACCGAGGGGAAGAGGGTTTTTTACGGTCGGAACTTGTGCCATCCGAACGGCGTAGCCCTGCGTGGTTCAGGCTACTCCGAAGGGGACACGATCGAGTGGGTGATCGTTGACCAGCCGCCCGAACTGGGCGGTGGAGTTGCTAAAGAGTACGAGCGGGCAAAGGCCATCGTAACGGAAGTTGATGAGAACGGCGGGATCATTGATTGGCACATTCGCGGCTCCCGTCACGGCGACGGCGACGACGAGCACACGCAGAACTACTTGTGGTGCGAGGAGGAGCACAATGATGCGCCGACATGCACGTCTGACCTAGCCGCCGTTGACTGTCGCGGCCTCTACTCAGACGTGACTAGCATTGAGCGGTGCAAGATTATCTATGAAGGCTATGTTGGGTTTCGAGCCACCGCCCACCGAGAGGCATGGGCTCAGAGCCTATGCAACAGTTACCTCTGTTCGTATAGGGACTGTAGTTGCGGCGGCGACTCTGCTTGTTTCGCAAACTACTGCGGAATCAACACGATACCGATCACGTTTGAAATCTTCGATGTAGAGACGCGACTGACAGTAGACATCACGCTTCCGCAAAATGTTCGCCCGCTTGACTCTCACGAAGTTGTGGTTATTCATGTCGTGCCCGCCGAGGGTGTTACGCCGGCCACTCCACTAGAGATACCCACGGTCCCTTCGTCGACCTACGGAGGAGACTTCTTGGAAGTCCCTGGGCCGCAGGAAGCCGAAAGCGGGAGCAGTGAAGGCATTAACATAGGCGTTTCAACGAACCAAGACAGGGTGGGGAGAGAATGGGAGGTATCGGCAGTGGTGGGCGTGACGTATGGAGAGATCGCATTCGGAGACTCCGGCGCCAGGGACAAGAACCTAGCATTCGAGGGAACCGCGGACGAGGTTGACGCCGCGATGGCAGACATCATGTACTGGGCTCCGGCGGGGGAATCGCCAGATTTGTTTGGGTCCATGAACGGTCCAGACCTACTTACAGTAAAAATCACAATAACACCGCCAGGGTATGACCAGCCCCGGCTCGCTACAGCGAAGGCGTCAGAGATACTGAACAGGTGCGATGAACTTCCGGACGGATGGGCAGGTGCCTCCCAGACTTGCGGAGACGAAGGATATCTGGATTATTGGCTCGGGGTGCTTTACCTCATTGCGAAGGGATTTGAGTATCCGGACGCAAGGCCGCTCGGCGGCATTTCGCTGTACGAGGTTACTGATCCAGGGGCAGGGTACGCATGGTGGGATTCGGACGTGAAAGAGTGGAAGCCAGATCAAAACCTGCGGGTATACATTGGTTCGGCGTGGGACGGTTTGAGGGCAGACGTAAAGGCAAACTATCCATTTGACCTATACGCGCACGCAAAGGCAGAAGTCGACATTGATGTAGACAGCGATACGTTCGGTCAGATTTCTTCCGTTGAGCCAGAGGCAGGAACTTGGGGCGACGGGAAAGGGTGGTTCTACGTCATCCACGAGTACGATCGGATGTGGAAGGCGACAGCGAGTTGGTCGTTTGCATACGATATGTATCTGCCAAACGGACAGTACATTACTAGTGGTCAGTTTCCTCCGATACTGCACAAGGACGGCTATAGATTCCCTGCGACGTTCCCCTGCGACGTACCAAACCTACAGTGCTTTGCAGACTCGCTGTCATCGCAGTGCGAAGACAGGACAAAGCCGTGTAAGGTGCCAAGCGATGGCTTGTGGTCCCTAGAGTATTGCCCGCACGACCTGTTCAAAAAGTACGATATGCTGATGGAGGCACAGATGCTCCAACAGCCAAACACGCCGACGCTGTTAGGCAAAGAAAACCAGGAGAGGCAGTGGGCGTACACGCCAACCTCTGTCGATGAGTGGGGCAACACGGTTGGCGGGAACCTATACTCAAAATGCACGAACGGCCCGATCCACCTGATAAACCCCGACATTGAGTACGACCCATGCGACGACATTTGTATGTATGGGTTCGGATCGTGGTGTGAGCATCCGGAGGCAGCGGTGACGCACGACGTTGCTTGCTGGTCAAACAATGCTCCAACACAGGCACAGCAGTCGTGGCCGTGGTCTGGCGAGGGCTTCCTTACCGGCGCTCTCCCTGTCCGCAGTATGTATCTAAACTTCGGCAATGGACCGATAACACTGGACTTCAATGCCGTGGACAACGGCGACGAAAGAGAGAGGAGCATCCACTAATGCAAGACATTCCACGTTTTCCGTCGGTTCACGGGATTCCATTTACGCAACTGCCCGCAAAGAGGTATTGGACCGCAAAGAAAGGCACCACTCTTGTCCAAGACGTAATGTGCGGTCGTGACCTGACCAACATTCAAGCCGTGATCCTCTACGTCTTCTGTCAGACAGCACCGAATGGGCTTCCTACGACCATACCGTGCGCGATTGTTGACGCCGGTGCCGGGCATGTTCAAGTAGTGCTTGACACACTGATGGCACCAGTAGGCGAGTGGAGATGGACGTTGTTTCTTATGGGTCCGACGCAGCCGATACCAGCCTACACCGGAACACTCAAAATCGAGGAGGAGTGATGCAAAGGACATCCTACGCACCGCTTTCGCCTTCGATGGCGTGCAAGTTTGAGGTTCAGGAAGATCGACTTGTGTGCCAGAACTGCGGCCTCAAGGTTAAGGCGAGCCTGTTCCCCAAGGGCAAGCCATTCGTGGCTTGCACGAAGCCTTCGTTGCCCCCGCCTGTGCAGCCCCCCCAATCGCGAGGTCTTGGCGACATCGTCTCTGACTCTCTGTCCGCAGTAGGGGTCACTAAGGAACTGGCGCAGTCGGTCGCAACGAAACTAGGGGTCAAGGACTGTGGGTGTGGTAGACGCCAGAAGTGGATGAATGAACAGGGTAAAAAATGGTTCGGCATAGGTGGCCCAGCCGCCGAAAAACACATTGACTCCCAGTAATCCACTCGTCACGATATTAGTATGCCGACAGACCATCACTTCACCCTGGCCGGCGTCAAGTGGCTCCTCCGCTTCACGCGGCTCCGCGGTCAGGCGGCCGGCTGGGCTTATCTGCCCGACGCTCGAAACCCAGGCATGAAGCGAAAGATTCTGATCGACGAGCGTCTCAAGAATCGCGCCCTCCTCGAAACCACGATCCACGAGTGCCTCCATGCCTGCTACCCCCAGACGTCAGAAGAATCGGTCACCGAGTCAGCCAGAGACATCGCCCGCGTCCTCTGGAGCCTCGGATACCGGCAGCCTCCTTCGTGATCGAGTGATCTCGGCTGCCTCGGGGATGAAGGACTCTCGGTACAAGCGGTGGCACGACGAACTGCCTCGCGAGGTGATGGAGGAACTCCTGTCGATCAGAGTTTCTCTTTTGGCTGGCGACCTCAACGTATCCGCGCGAACCCTGGCAAGGGCGATCCTCGACGACTTCGAGAAACGCGGCACCCGCCTCTGTAGCCTCCACACGATGAACCAATGGCTCCTACACGACTGAAGGACCGCGTCGTCGCTGTTGCCGCCGACGCCGAGGCCGCCCGCCTCCGCGGCGAACTGACGGCCCTGCGCAAAAAGTATGAGGCGGCCCTCGGGCAACTCGACCGCGAGAAGCAGGCCCACGAGAGCCTGACGTCCCTGGCCGGCATCAAGCCGAAGAAGATCGCACGCTCGCGGTCTGAAGGCGGCAAGCGGCCCGAGGCGACGGCGATCCTCGTGCTCTCCGATTGGCACGTCGAGGAGTACGTCGACCCCGCGACCAACGTCCCTGGAAACGAGTACACGCTCGACATCGCCGACCGGCGGATCAAGCAACTGGTTCAGCGGGCCTCAATGCTGATCGAGCACGAGAAGTCCCTGACCAACATTCGCCGTATCGTCGTCGCCGCCCTCGGTGACTTTGTGACGGGCCATATCCACGACGACCTAGTTGAGACGACGCAACTGGCACCCCTGGCGGCCACCCGATGGGCCGGCGAGCGCCTGGGCGGCGTCATCGACGCGATGGCCGAGATCGCTCCGGTGCTTGTGCCGACGGCCAGCGGCAACCACGGCCGCACGACGCTCAAGCCCAGGATAGCCACAGAGAACGAGCACTCTTTCGAGCAACACCTTTACCTGACGATGGCCGCCGCCGAGAAGCGGAAGCACGTTCAGTGGCAAGTAGGCAAGGGCTATCTCAACATCGTCGACCTCGACGGTTTTCTGGTTCGCTTCTCACACGGCCATGCGCTGCGTTTCGGCGGGGGCGTGGGGGGTCTGACAATTCCAGCCAACAAGGCGATCGCAAACTGGAATATTTCCAGACGGGTTTCGCTCGACGTGTTTGGGCATTGGCATTGCTTTAGTTGGCTTCCCTACCGCTTCGTCGCCAACGGGTCGCTCATCGGGCACAACGCCTTCGCGGACAGGATTAAGGCTGAATACCAGCCCCCGTCGCAGTCGCTGATCGTCGTCGACCACGACCACAACAGAGTCACCAAAGTCCTTCCAATATTCGTGTCCTGATGATCGCAGCACCAATGACCGAGGTCGACATCCTCCGGCTGGCTGCCAGGGAGGCCGTGGGCCACTCCGGCGACCCGTCAACGCAGAACGGCGCAGCCCTCGCTCGTCGCAACGACGTCATCTTTACGGCCGCCAACTCCTTCCCGTCTGGCGTCGAGGCCCGGCACTGCCGGCTCCAGAGGCCCGAGAAGTACAGATTCATTGAGCACGCGGAGCGCAACGTGATCTACCGGGCCGCCGCGGCCGGCTGGGCGACGGGAGGCTCGACGATGTACTGCCTCTGGTTCGCCTGCCCCGACTGCGCCAGGGCGATCATTCAGGCCGGCATCTACGAGGTCGTCGGCCACATCAAGCCCAGAAACGCGACCCCGTCGCGGTGGCTCCAAGCCGTCAACGACGGTGAGCAAATGCTTCGGGAGGCTGGCGTCGGGATGCGGTGGCTCGCGGAGCCCCTCGGGGTGACGATCAAGTTCGACGGCAAGGAGATGCAACTGTGATCCTGATTGGACTCTGCGGGGCGGCTGGATGCGGCAAGGGGTCCGCGGCCTACCGGCTGGTCAACGCTCACGGCTTTCTGGAGATGGCCTTTGCCGACCCGCTCTACGCCGCGGTGGCGGCGATCACCGGCAAGACTGCCGATTGGCTGAAGGACCGCGTTCATAAGGAGCGGCCGATTCCCTGGTGTGGCGGAAAGTCGCCAAGGGAACTCCTCCAACTCCTGGGGACGGAGTTCGGACGCGAGATGATCCACACCGACATCTGGGTCATGCGGGCCATGCGGTCGGTCCAGAAGGCCAGGGAGGAAGGGCTCGCGGGGGTCGTCATCACCGACGTTCGCTTCGACAACGAGGCCGCCGCCATCCGCGAGGAGGGCGGCTTCATCATCGAGGTAGTGCGGCCGGGCGACGGTTGCCTCTCTGGGGCAGCCGCCCAGCACGCCAGCGAGGCTGGGATCAGCCGCGAGCACATCCTGGCGAGTATCGGCAACTACGGCACCCTCGACGACCTCGCGTCGAGCGTGGACGCCGTTATCGAGAGTCTACACGCCGATATAATGTAGGGAGGCTACCGCCACGCCCAAGGAGGGGCGCAATGACCGAAAAAGCGCCCCAGACGACCGCTGAAATTGCCCTCCGAGTGGCAGAGCGGTTCGGCGTTCCCGTCGTGCTCTTGGTCGTTCTCCTCTGGATGATCCGCGAGGCGGCGACGTCGCTGAATGGCACGGTCGTCGTTCCGATCGTGAAGTCGCACACCGAGTTCCTCGACGCGACGCGAGAGACGCTGACAGAGATCAGTAAAACGCAGACGCAACAGGCCGACACCATGAAGGAAATCGCGGACGGCCAGAAGGAACTCAAGTTCATCGTCACCAGACGAGAGAGCGACGAGGGGGTGAACTGACATGGCCGAGTTCACGCAACTCCCAGGCGACTTGAACCTAACTTTCGTGCAGGGAGATCAGGTCAAGGTCAACTGTGACTTCGACGTCAATATCACTGGGTATACGATCACAAACTCGATTTACGTCACTTCCGTCTACGCTTCTGACGGTGGTGGCAATGGGTTCGTCACCACGATCGGTGCGACCGTGACGACGTTCGACCAGACGATTACCAGCGCGGCGAACGGCCAGATTCTCCTTGATTTGCCAGAGAATAAGTCGGCCCTCCTGACGCCGGGCGTCGGATACCGCTGGTATCTGCGGTGGATGGATACAAGCAGCGTCACGAGGACCGTTCTGTCCGGCGACCTGACGGTCGTCAATCCCTGACATCGTCGGTACTTATTGATACGGGTCGATCATCTTGAAATGCTAAAAGGGGTTTCGCATGGGCTTAGTTCACACTTCGTCGACCGTCGGTACGTCGGTCATCACCGTCGTCCCCGTCGCCACTGGCGGCGAGTACAACTTCATCGCCATCGCCAATAACGGCTCCGGCACCGTCTACCTAAAGATGGTGCCCTCCACTGTTACGCTGACGGCCAGCAACGGAGTGCCCCTGGCGTCCGGCGCGTCGTTGCTCCTCGATCAGGACGTGACTCCGATCCTCGTGGCCGGCGTGTCTGCCGTCTGCGACACAGGCGCTACAACGACCATCGCCGTTCAGGCGTACTGACATGGGCTTCTTGTCTTTAAGCGGCGACCGCATCGCAGCCTCGAAGTCGAGGGTGTCTGTGGTCGGGGCTTCGTTTCACCCCGAAGCGGCTGCGTGGGCGGTTCGCGTGGCATCAAACGGCGGCACCGTGTCGAGATCGACCCTGTCAGCCGTGTCTAAGTTTTGTGCGGCCATTGATGCGGCAAGCATTCGGGATCGGTTCTACCGTATGGGCATCTTCGCGGGCTCAAATCTCAACGCCGCACTGGTGCCGCTCTATCGTGGACCGTCGCCCGGCGGTACTCAGTACGGCAACACCACCGACACCAACAACAACAACGCATTTGTTGGCGTCGACACCGACTACGCGGAGACGGGGGCGATGGGTGGACTGACGGGGAACGCCAGTACCAAATATTTAAAAACTGGCTTCATTCACAACACGCTGCCGCAAAACGATTCGCATATTGCGTCATATGAGATCAGCAGAGCCGGTGCGACTTTTCGCACAAGCATCGGATGCCGAACCACCGGGACTACAGGCTGTTTTATCCTTGGAACTTGGGCGAGCACTTCGCAGTATGCCTTGGTCGGCTACGAAAACAACTCAAGTTTGCCGTTAGCCAACAACGGCGGCGGCTTTTACATTGGCACCATTACCGGCGCATCAACGTCAGCGCTGTATCGCAATGGCACTGGGAAAGTTACCACGACGTTGACAACAAGGACGCCGGGTTCGCAAGAGATTTTTGTTTTTGCGTTGAACGACGGCGGATCGTTTAGCGTCCCAACAGACGCGAGGCTAGGCGGTTACTCGTTCGGCCTAAAGATGTCAGATGATCAAGTGATTGCGTACAACGCTGCAATGCAGGCATTCCAAACCGCCCTGACGAGAAACGTATGACCCATGCCGATCTCCGTAACCCTTACCGACGCTCCTGTTGACGTCACCGTGTCGGCGGATGCCGGGGCGGTCAACGTCTCGGCGGCGACGGTCACGGCTGTTCAGGTTGCGATAGGCGACACTTTATCACTGAAGACGTCGCAAGTGCAGACGGGAGGACAGCCGGGTACTCTCGCTGCCCTGAACACACTCGTCGATAGCATCAACGAAACTGGCGGCTGGGGTGATGCTAGAGCAAACGTAATAGAGTGCGCCGATAGATCGCACACCCATGCGGCCACCGCCATCACAAGCGGCACACTCAATGCCGCTCGATTGCCATCTACGGTGGTGAATACAAATGCGCAGGGTGAAATAATCAGAACGGTGACCGTCCCGGCGGGCGACGATGCTTCTGACTATTTCCTGATTAGTTTAAGCAAAGGGACGGGGGCGGGCGCTACATACTTTTACGTCGTCGCAGACGGCACTGCGTTTCTTTCTGGGTCAATGACCATACAGGGAGGTTTAGTTGTCAATGGCACTACTACTGTATCGTTGGGCGCAAGTTCGATTACGTCTGGAACGATCGCGACGGCTCGCCTTGCATCCGGCACGGCATCGGCTTCGACGTTTCTACGCGGCGATCAAACATGGGCCGCGATTAATGTTGCCACGGTATCGGGATTACAGACGGCCCTCGATACAAAGGCGGCCTACGCGCAAGTATCCACCTACGCTGCCATGATCGCACTTGGGACGCCGGCCGTCCTAACCACCGTCAGAGTAACGGCAGACGAGAATAAGAACGCGGCGAACACTGTTTACCAACTCTGGCCCAATGGCTCGCGGCTTTGGATCGCCGCGATTGCCGACTAAATCTGAGGACTACTATGCCCACCGGATTTCCATCGCGGTTTCCTGTTCGCAATCCCGCATTCATCCGCGATAGAATCACAAGCGAGGGCATTCCGTTTGTGGCCGGAGGGAGTTCCGTCAACTTCTGGAGCGGACGAAAGGGTGGCGGCGGAACTGTTTTTGGAAGCGTTGGAATCGGCAACGCATATCGCGGCCAATGGATCGACAACATCACGGTAACAGCAAACGTCCCGTGCGTTGTACAGACGATAGGCCCGTATCTTGTTTACCAAAGCACATCAACACCACTTGGCAGCACGCAAGTGCAATCGGCGCAGTACACGGTTGGCCCAAACGGGCTAGTTATTCCCGTCAACTCCTTCTGGGGTGCGGATGTTGCCGCGATGAATATGGCGCTGATCTCAGTGCCGACGCAAGACCCGGCGGTTCAGCGGTCTTTCGTTTCAAACTCCGGGGGCGTAAATCTGTCGGTGACAAAAAGCGCCACAACCGACAACGGAAACTCAACATTTTACTACACGTTGACCGCTGCGAACACGTCTGGATCAACGGCGTCTGGAACTACGACGATTACGGACAACATTCCTCCGGATTGTGACGTAGTTTCAACGTCTGGAACTGGGTGGACGGCCAGCGTTGCTGGCGGCGTGATGACCGCCACAAGCACAACGAGCCAAGACACCGGCACTTCGTTTGCCGCCCTGACGGTTACCCTTCGTTCGCGAACGGCTGTCCAACTTGCATACTCAACGCACGGGTGGCAGACCGATTTTGATGTTTTTTCCGATCTTGCCCCGATCGTTTGGTGTGGCACTTCAATCACCGCAGGGACCGGCTCGTCTTATTCGGCATCGTATCCATATCTGATGCGTAACTGGTTTCGCGATACAAAGGGTGTGCTTACTAGGGTTGTCAATAAGGCAATCAGCGGATCGCACTCAACGCATCACGAGTACCTGCGCGCATTCAATGGACGCTACACCGTGAACGATGCTCCGTTTATGGTGTTTTGGGAACACGGCATAAACGACATTGCCCAAGGCGTTACAACCGCGACCACCCAGGCCAACCTCACGGCATGGCTGAACTACTGGAACACGTTCTATCCGTCGACATGGTGCGTCGTTCTGTCGCCGTTCCCAACCGGCAACACAACTAACGAGACGAACCTCGCCACGTTGCGAACCGCGCTCGCGTCCACGATGTCGTCGATCGGCGGATCGAAAAACGTGTTCGTGTCGGGAACAGGCTCAATGTTCAACCCCGTCACCCAGATCAACACCTACACGGGCGACGGTATCCACCTGAACGACGCCGGCTGCGCTCTCGCGGCGACGACGATTCAGTCGGCCCTGACGTCCAGATTCTGATGCCTGCCGAGGCCGCGTGAGCCCGCGACCGGAGCGATCCGAAGCCTAACTGACCTTCGGAAGCACGTCGGTGGCCTCGGGCTGCCGGACGATCCTCGGGTCGAGGTAACGGCGCGTCGTGAGTGGCGAGGCGTGATCCATCACCTTCTGCGGGTCGAGCCCGCCGGCGGCTGCATAGGAGGCCGTCGTCTTGCGGACGCGATGAAACTTGCTCATTCGGTCGTTGGGTAGACCGGCTCGCTCGCAGATTCGTCCCAGGTCGTACCAGATCATGCTGTAGCACTTGTCCCAATCAAAGACGAGCCTGCGGGCCGTCTTCGTCGCCATGATCGCCTCGTAGCAGTCGGGAGAGATGCCACGCCAGATGTCGCGGCGCTGGCCCTTGCGGCCCTCGGCGCGGACGGTGATGCCGTTGGGGCCAACGTCATCCCACTCAATCGACAGAAGGCCGCCAATGCGCTCGCCGACCTCGTAACCCGTAATCAAGATGCCCCTCCACCATTTGGCCGCCGGCACTCCCACGATCTCGCCACGCTCCTCGCCGGCAGAGGCCAGGAGAGCCTTGAACTCCTCGGTGAGCCACGCCCTCGGCACCCGCTCCGGCACTCTGATCGGTCGCATCGACGGCCACGTTTTGACCACGCCACGCCTTGAAAGGAACTCCCAGAATGCGCGTAACTGGGCTCTATCCTTGGCCGCCGTACCGACCGACCGCGTCCGCAGCCGGTGGGCCAGGAAGCGGGCCACGACCAACTCTTCGAGGTGGTCGATCGTGGGCTCGATAAAGCCCTCGCCGGCCTGTTCGCCAAGGAACTCGCCGAATGCTTTCAGGGTGAAGCCGTAAATCTGGATCGTCCGCTCACTGATCCCATTTAGCGGGGCGTAGGTGTCTCGGAGAAGGGCTGCGAGTTTCATCGGGACACCGCTTTTCTCGGGCGGTTTGGTGGGGAACCAAAACCCCCCAAGTTCGCCGCCCACCCACACCATCGGTGTGAGATGGGGCAATATCCCCCATTCAGACCAGCGCGCAACCCCCTCCAGTTAGCGCGCGCGCCCCTTACACGGGGGGCGCGCAGCCTTGGTAAACCTTGCGTCCTGACGTGGCCGTGACGGTCACCTCCTGCACCACGCATGAGGGCCACCGGACCCCGACCGTGAGTCGCCATCGTTTTCTCGCCTCCCTCTCGGCCTCGGCCGTCGTCGGCGCGTAGACCGTGATTTCGTCCGCGTCCTCGACCTCGCCGTCATTCCAGATCACCACGACCAGAAAAATCCTGTTTCGCATGGGGGTACACTCCTTTTCAGACCCTCGGGAGCGACCCTGCCCCCATGCGAATGATCCTAGTCCCCTATCCTCCACTTCGACAAGTGGAGCCTGCGGCCGAGGCGTTTTTGACGGAAAAAACGACGCTGGGAGAATCCGAGGACACTTTGACATAGGATGTCTGGTCAAGTCAGGAAACTAACCGGAGACGACCGATGCGGCGGCCCAAGGATCACGTCGAGCCCCAGGCACTCGGAGTCGCCGAGGCAGCGGCCCTCATGGGGCTTCATCACGTCATGCCGGCAAGGATGGCCGAGAAGGGCGTTCTGACGGCTCACGTCGCCACTCAGAGCGCCAACGTCGAGGAGCCGGAGCGGTTCTACGCTCTCTACGACTCCGAAGAGTGCGTCGCCAACTACAAGGAATACGACGAGAAAGTTTCGGCCCGCGGCGGCAAGTCTGACCGCCGCCCCCGAGGCTGGCTCCACCTTCGCCCCGACGTCATCGCGCACCTCCGCAGCGTCGAGACGCCGATCGCGTTCGACGACGCAATCACGCTGGGCGAATCGGCGGCCTTGCTAGGTGTCCATCACACCCTGGTGCCGCGGATGCTCCGCGAGGGGAAACTCGTCGGGCGCGTCGCCTGGAACCCGCGGGGTAAGTCCACGAGCCGCGTCTGGATCGTGTCGCGGAAGTCATGCCTTGCGAACGTCAAGGAGATCAAAGCCCTTGAGTCGGCCGGCAAAAAGCCCGGCAGGATTCGCAAAAAATTCCGAGTCAAATGAATGTCTTGACGAGGAGATAACCCTTCGCGTATTCTGCCCGGCCGGCAAGGAGGTCGGGCATGACGCGGATTTGGCGACATCAGGAAGAGGCGATCGAGTGGGCGGAAGCCCGGCTCGAAAGCGGCCACCGCTACGTCATCTTCGCCCACGGCATGGGCAGCGGAAAAACTCGCACGACGCTTGAGTTTCTGGCCCGGCAGATGAAGGCTCGCGGCATCACGCGAACGCTCGTTTGCTGCCCCAAGGCCGTGATCCCTGCTTGGTTCAAGCAGGCTGGGATGTGGACCCCCGGAGTCCGCGTGCTTCTCCTCACGAAGGGGACCGCCAAGGACAAAGCCAAGGAAGTCGAGGCCGCCCTCTGCGACCGCTCGCCGCTGATTGTCGTGATCAACTACGACTCCGCGTGGCGGTGTCCGATCCTTGAAAAGACGCAGTGGGGCGCGATTGTTCACGACGAGATTCATCGGCTGAAGGCACCTTCCGGTGCGGCCAGCCGCTGGGCCGGGAAACTCTGCAAGCGCAACGCCGGGGCGATCAAGATCGGGCTGTCGGGCACGCTGATCCCACACTCTGTTCTCGACTTGTGGGCGATCTATCGAGCCCTCGAATCGCCGAATCTTGCGACTTGGGGCGAGACTTTCACCCTCCATAAGGCTCGCTACGCCGTGCTCGCCAACGGACAGAACTGGATCGTGGGTTATCGAAACCTTGAACACGCTCACGAGAAGGTCGCTGCAACGACGCATCAGGTGAAGAGCCTGGACGTGCTCGACCTACCGCCTATCACCTATCAAGACGTCCCGTGCGATCTTTGCCCGTCAGAGTCGCGGCTCTACCGGGAGATCGAGTCGGACTTCTGCGCGGTTGTTGAGGCCGGCACTGTGACGCCGAAAAACGCACTGGAGCAACTCCTCCGGCTGCAACAGGTCTGCGGTGGGTACATTCGATACGACGACGAAGAGGTGGCTACGAAAATTGCGGAGACTCCCAGCAAGGCGGCAACCTTGGCGGATATGCTGGAGGACTTGCCCACAGGGACGCCGGTCGTGATCTTTTGCCGCTTCCGCTCCGACATCACGGCCTGCATTGAAGTCTGCAAGTCCCTCGGCCGCACCTACGGCGAACTCTCCGGCAATGCGAACGATCTTGCTGCTTTTCAGCACGGCACCACAACAACCCTCATCACGCAGATTCAGTCAGGCGGCATCGGCGTCGACATGAGCATGGCGTCTTACGCCTTCTTCTACTCGCTTGGCTATTCGCTCTCCGAGTACGAGCAAGCCGTCGCTCGCCTGCATCGTCCAGGCCAGAAGAATCACACCCACATTTATCACCTCGTCGCCACACAAAACGGCCGCCAAACGGTGGACGGCCGTGTCTACGAAGCCCTTTCAGAACGCAAGGAGGTCGTCAATGTCATCCTCGATGGATACCGGGCCACTGCACGCTGCACTCGCTGAAATCAGCGAGATCGACAAGAAGATGGTCGCCCTCAATGGCGAACTCGACAAACTCAAAGAACGACGCGACTCGCTCGAAGAGATCGCCGTCGAAGAACTGACCACGCAGCGGCTCGACGGCGTCAAAACCGCCGGCCGCAACTGGCGAGTGGAATGGACTCACTCGTTTTCTGCGCCGGAGGCGCGGAGGGAAGCCGTCATGGAAGCGGCCAGGAAGGCCGGACTGCTGGATGCGGTCACGATGGTGAATACGGCACGGCTTAAAGCCCTGCTTGTCGAGAGGGCGAAGGAGGCGGGGACGGACCCCCGCCAGCCTTTCTCGGCAGGGACGGAGTTTGATGGGCTGGTCGGCGAGTATGTCCGGCCCGTCCTGCGGCATCGGAGCGTCTGATGCCGCGAATGTTTCTGGTTTGATTTCCTACAGGAGACGACATCATGTCGAAGACTCTTACGGCCCAGAAGCCGGCCTCCGCGCCGGCGTTGATTGACCTCCCCGCCCTCAATGCTGACAGCCGTCAGATGAGGATCATCGAGGCGAACCTCGACGGTGAGCCGATGCGCGAGAGCGACCTCGTGCGAGTGAAGACCCCGACCGGCGGCGGCACGACGTGGATCGTGCCGACCAACGGCAACGACGAGCCCACCGACGAGATCGTCGGCCTCTGCGTTTGCATTGCCAAGCGTGGCGTGCTCTGGCCGCAGGACGATCCGACGGATCAGCGGCCGGTGATCGTGACGAGCGACCTCATTACCGGATACAGGGTGTCAGACGACCTTGGCCCGGCGATCGACCCGAAGGCTCTTGAACGCTATCGGATCGGCGACCGTCGATACGATTGGGTTGCGATGTCGAACTCCCCCGAGTTCGGCTTCGGCTCTGCCCGAGGCGGCGCTGGCAAGAGGTGCAAGGAGGCTCGCATCGTGGCGATCCTTCGAGAGGGTGACGTCTGGCCGGTGCTGGTCACGGTCGGGCCGGGCTCCCTAGCGACCTGGGGGCCGTTCGCGAAGAAGTTGCCCAGTTTCCACTACGAGTGCGTCGTCGGCCTGCGTCTGGAGAAGGCCAAGGGGAAGAACGGCCAGCCTTACTCGACGATCGTTCCGAGAGTCGTCGGGATGGTCAGCGAGGCGCAGGGCGAAGTGGCGAGGCGCATTTACGTCGAGCCGCTGAAGCGGATGTTCAACGCTCCTCCGGCCGGTGCCGCAGTCGTCGTCGACCACGCCGCCGAGGACGAGTGATCACGAAGGCGCGGGCCGGCGGCCTTTAACCCACAGGTTCGTGGGCCGGTCGCCTAGCCGGTTCGTGGCGTCGTAACGACCGGAAGTCTGTCTGACCCTCTGGCGTTCCTTTTCCCGTCACGGCAGCGGGCGCATTGCCCTCTCCGGCCCCAGCGAATAGCGGGGCCGGAGAGGGGTTTTCTTCTCACACACGAAATGGATTTCGTTATGGCAGCGAAAAAAAGCAGATCGCTGGGCAGCAAACGACGGGCGCAGATTCTGGCTCGCGACGGCTATCGGTGCCAATACTGCGGGACGACTAGATCGGACGGCGCGATCCTTGAGGTGGATCACAAAGTACCCAAGGCAAAAGGCGGGTCAGATCGCGTCTCAAATCTGATTACGTCTTGCCGAGAGTGCAATCGCAGCAAGCGTGACAAGTCGCTTGAGATTCCTCCGCTCACGCGACCGGAGCGGCTCATTCTCAATGCCGACGGAACGACGACGAAAGTCCTTCCGAAAGGCATCACGTCCTTGGGGATGGCGAGAGGGCTGTGCGGGACCACCGACGAATGCCTCTCGTGTGGCGGGGTTGCTGTGAATCGAGTTGTGTGGAACTCGCCGCTTCTCGTCGCCAGGGAGAACAAGTCGCGGTCGTTCATCTACTCAATTTGCGATGACTGCGGTCGTCGACTGTTTCAGGAAGGCGACTCGTCGATAGGGGACGCAATCGACGAGAAACTCATCCCGCGAGCAAAGGCGGCAAAGCACATTCGACTTATTGAATCCTTTGACATTTCAGGAGTGAACGAAACATGAGCGACGACATCTTCAAGGCAGCCGCACACTACGCATCCAATTTCGGGTGGTTGATCGTGCAGAACTACGGAATGAACGGCGAGAGGTGCATGTGCCGTAAAGGCCACGCCTGCGCGACGCCTGGGAAGCATCCAATTTACGACGATTGGCTGTCGGAGGCGACATCCGACGAGGAGAAGATTGCGACGTGGTTCGAGGACGGAGAGAAGTGGAACATCGGGGTCGCGCTCGGGGCGATGAGCGGCGTTGCCGATACCGAGTGGGATGATGAGGAGTCTTTCGCGACGGCCAAGAAGTTCGGGCTTGTCGATGCCAAGACGGCCGGGTTCTCGTCGAATAGGGGCGGTCATCGTCTCTGGATTCCTGACGAACGGCTCATGGCGATCCCAAGGGCCGTCAAGAAGATCGGCGGCCTGGAGGTCCGATTCGGCGGCGGCGGTAAGCAGACACAGTCGATCTTTCCGCCAAGCCGGCACCACACCGGCAAACTCTATAAGTGGGACAACGGTCGGTCGCCTGACGACGTCGAACTCCTGCGGATGCCGGAGGCGCTTGTCCTGGCCGTTTTGGCTGCGTGCCGCGGAGAAGGAGACGAGAGGAGCATCACGAAGGACACGCTGATGCAGAGGAAGATTGTTGAAGGGGAGCGGAACGATGCCCTCGTCGCATGGATTTCGTCGGAAGTCATGCGAATGCGTGACCCGCACGACCCAGTGGAGCAACAGAATATCCTCCTCATGCTTCGGTCGCTGAACAAGACGCAGTTGGAAAAAGAACTCGACGACTCGCAGATCAGGAGCATCTGGAAGTCGCAGTTGCGGTGGGGCATGAAGGCTCGGGCTTCAGCGCCATCGCTCAAGGTTGCCAGTACCGACCCCGATGCCGACAAGAAGGTCGAGGAGGCCAAGGCCGAGAGCGTCCACACCGCCAGTGGCCTGGAGTTCCGCTCCGGCGAGTGGTTCCCTGGGATGTGGCGGCTAACGGTCGTTCACGGCGACCCCAAGGAGTTCAGGATTCACGTTCCGATCATCGGGGCAAGCAGTAGCGAAAAAGACGTCGTGTCGGTGTCCTTGTCGAGCGCCGATTGGGCAAGCCCAATGTCGGTTGCTAGGAAGATTCTGGAGTCAACCGGGACGATCGACGTTCAAGACCCGAACCCGAAGGAGTGGGCCAAAATCTGGAACGGCTACTCGTTCAAGAAGGAGGGCGAGAAGGGGACGACAAAAATCCGCGGCCTAAAGGTGAAGTTGATGGACGACCGGCAGGAAGAATGGCCGTCGGTAGAGCAACAGCGGTACGCCCAGGTCGCCGGGTGGCTTCTAGACGCCCTGACGAACGTCGCACCGCCCGACCCGGAGTCGTCGGACAACCAGCCGAATCCGTCAGGGAAGCCGTCCTGGGTCAACTGGGGCGACGAGGGGTGGCTCCTGTTCTTCTCGTGGAACAGGGTCTTCGAGGACGTCCAGAAGAACCGGAAGGTGAAACTGTTCGACGGCGAGGCGATCTCGCTGAAGAGACGCATCCTGGCTGCCGCCGGCGAGTCGGAGTTCCGGGTCGAGCGGGTCAGGACGGACGCCGGCGTGCGCCGTCGGTACTACGTCTGGTCACAGAAGCACGTTGACTGTCTTTCCAATATTGCCCATCCTGACAGCGTGGATGGGCAATCGGCCCTTATTATTAGGGGCCAAATTGAATTGGAAAAAACAATAACGACCGCGGGAACGCTGGTTTCTGGCCCAGCGTGACATAAGTCCCTTATTTACAAGCACTTACGGTGGGCCAGAAACCGGCCCAAAAAAACATAAAGAAAGGAATCTGGGCCATGAAAACGGCAAGACTAATCGGCGGGGCCGGGACGGGAAAAACGTCCGAGTTGAAGCAGACAATGGTCAACGCGGTCAGCCAACTCCAGTGCGACCCCGCGCTGATCGGCTTTGCCTCGTTCACTAGGGCTGCCAGGGAGGAGATGGTCGACAGGGCGTCGGAGGCGTTCGACGTTCATCCCAGCGTCCTGTCGAGGCACGGGTGGTTTCGGACTGTTCACTCGACGTGCTTCCGGTCGCTCCAGATCAGGAACGACCAGTTGCTGACCGGCGACGATAAGTCGACGAGGTGGATCGCCGACCAACTCCGGGTGACCGTCACTCGGAAGGCGGTCGATGACAGCGGCTTCGCCACCTACGTCGGTGACGAAGACGCCGCAGCCGCCTTGAACCTCTGGGACATCTCCAGAAACCGCGTCTTGCCTCTCTCGGTCATTCATGCGGAGATGGCTCGCGTCGGGGCCGACGTGCCGTCTTTCAGTGAGGTGAAGCAGTTCATCGAGAAGTATGAGAACGCGAAGAGACTGCACGACAGAGTCGATTTCGTTGACATCGTCGGCCGGTTTGCCGGGGTGCATTTCGGGCTGGAGGGGCCAGAGATGGTCGAGCCTCACGGCGAACTCCCGCCGGGCGTGAAGGTCTGGATTTTCGACGAGTATCAGGATTCGTCGAAACTGGTCGATCTGGCCTGCCGGAGGCTCGTAAGCGGGCCGGACGTCATCTGGTCGTATTTGGCCGCAGACCCGTTCCAGAGCGTCTTTGGCTTCGGCGGGGCCGACTACACGAACTTCATGGCGTGGGATGTCGACAAGGAGCGGACCATGCCGCAGTCGTGGCGATGCCCGAAGCCGATCATGGAACTCGGCGAGCGGTGCCTGCGGCGTATGAAAACGGGCTATTTCGATCGCGGCATCGCCCCGGCCAATCACGACGGCCGCGTCATTCGGGAGCCTTCGATCGACCGGGCTCTGCAAAACGTCGACCCGTCGAGGACTACGCTGGTTCTGGCTCGGTGCAACTACTCGCTGGCGAAGTACGCCACGATTCTGGAGCAACGGAAGATTCCATACGCCAGGATTAACCAAGACGAGGACACTGTCCCCCTGACGGCCTTCAACGCCTACTGGAGGCTTCAGCACGGCTCGGGTATCTCTGGTGACCAGTGGAAGGCTGCGATCACCCTGACGCCAGCCAAGGGGCTTGGCGAGGAAGTCTTCCTGACCAGGGGCCACAAGGCTGCCTGGAAGGACGGCCGGCGGGAGGACATCGACTACATCCACCCCGACGAGATCGGCCAGTTCGGCCCTACAGAGCACCTGATCGCGAGGATCAAGGAGGGCCGGTGGGCGTCGCTCCTGCCTGGGGGCGAGAAATGGTACGCCGCCGCTAAGAAGCACGGGGCCGATCAGGCAACTAAGCCGAACGTGCGTCTTTCGACGATTCACGGCTCAAAGGGAATGGAGGCCCAGGACGTCGTCCTCGCCACCGAGACGTCGTGGAGGATCGAAAACGCCCGCGAGATCGACCCAAGGGCTCACGACGAGGAGTGTCGGATCGAGTACGTCGGTGTTACTCGGGCAAAGGAGAGGCTGATCGTCTGCGAGTCTGACGAAGCCCATGCCATGAACCTCCCATTTTGACTTGCCATTCTCCACGCCACTACACTACACTACACTACACTACACTACGCCACCATGACACCAGACCTCGAAAAGTCGATCATCGACAAGTATCCGCATCTCTTTGCGAACATCGGGCAGAGGGGCTCGCCGATGAAGTTCGGTCTGGCGGTCGGCGACGGTTGGGCCGGCGTCATCTCGACGATGTGCTTCATCCTCAATCAGAAGGACACGGCCAAGACTTTTCGGTTCGATCAGATCAAAGAGAAGTTCGGCCTTCTGCGCGTCTACCACTCTGGCGGCAGTGAGTACATGGCCGGCGTAGTTCGCATGGCCGAGGACATCAGCGGGTCGATCTGCGAGGTGTGCGGGCAGCCTGGGGAGCAGCGCAAGGGCGGGTGGATCAGGACTCTGTGCGATCGGTGCCTCAGAATCGCTTCATAGCCCGATCACCACAGACGACGAGATTGAGCGGTTGTGATTGTCCGCGAAGGGCGATTGTCCGGTGCCGGAAAATGCGGTCAGCGAGGACATTGCCGGCTCCGCGTCGGTCAGAAAAAAGTGTGGAGATTTCGGACAGCCAACGCTCGACTCGCCAGGGGACGGAACGATGCGATCATCGGCTCGTCCTCTGGGGTTTAGCAACTGGAGGAAGTGATGGCGAAACTCATCATTGAACACAGCGACAAGGGCGTTTACTGGTACTACGAGTCGGATAAGCATCACCGCGTCTGCGAGCCGCAACGCAAGGCCGAAGGGCTGCGGCGAGTGGATTGGAACGATTTGGCCGAAGAGTGCGAGATTGAAAACGGCACCTACATGGTTGTGCCGATTGTTGAGGTTTAGCCAAAGAACACGCAGGATCAGGAGCGGCGAGGGGCAGATCATGGACAAGCAAACCGACATCAACGAGCCGTCTCCTGCATCCGCTGGTTCTCAGAACACGCACATGGCTACGGCGAGGCTGTCGGCGGCGAACACATGGCTGCAAGACGAAATCAGGCGTCTGCGGCTCACCGCAGAGGAGCGGGAGGCGATCCTTGCGATGGCGTGCCACTGTGACACGCGGTGCGGGCCAGAGTGGGTCAAGTTTTCCGCCACGCTCCGCTCCCTTCTGGAGAGAACGAGATGAGCGACACAAACGAGCCTGTGGCATGGGCCGTGACGCCAAAAGGCAAGCGAGAAGAGATTGATTGCGAGTTTGTCTACCCATCTGCCGCGACTGCCGGTGACGTTGCGCTGGGTTGTAATGGCGTCGTTGTTCCGCTCTACCGTTACCACACGCTCACCGACGAGGAGCGGGTGGCATTGGCTCGCGTTGCGGACGACGCCTCCTACAGGGCGATGGAAAGGACGGAGCGAGTCGTGCGCGGATTGCTAGAACGGACGAAATGAGAACGCCAGAGATGAGCAGCCCGCAGCCACATGAAGACGCCACTATGAGGAACGCTGAAGCGGGTCTGCTCTATCGCGTGGTTATGCGCGGGTGGCGGTACTTCAGTTGCGAATCATGCGGCGTCAAGTTTCGCCAGCCATCAAGGGACTGCGGCTCGCCATCCGGCGAGGCTTGCGAACACTGCGGGGATTGGCTGACGCCAGACGATTCGCAGCCGGACGAGTCTCTGCCGTTTGACGAACGAACCGGGAATCTGACCATCCCATGTCACCGCGAGACAATCGCATAACCAATGATTATGCAGACCCGCATAGTCGCCGCCCGTGCTGCATATCACGCCGCCGATTCGCGCAAAACGGCCGCTAGACGCTGATTCACGCCGCTATCAAGAACTGCATATCACTCCCAGAAACGTATCCACGAAAACCGCACGATCTCAAATACGACTAGCCATGCTCTTCGACACCTCGCCAACGGACGATCCCGACTCCTCGCCGAAGAGGAAGGGCCGCAAGAAGCCAGCCCCTGTTCCCTCCACCACCCCCGAACCGCCGCAGCCGGTCGGCGACGCCCTGGCGGTACTCCTGGCCCGCCCGGCGGTGATCCTGGGACGCCTCGACAACGTCGTGGAGTGCCACCGCTGTCTGGCATCCTGCATGGACATCGTCGAGGAGGAGGGCCGGGAGTGGCAGATCGAGTGCTGCTTCTGCGGATTGAAACAGTGGCATCCTGCAATCGCCGGCCATCTGAAGCCGAGGGAGAAAGGATTCGTCTTCAACGACGGCCGCTTCTCCGGCAAGACGGTTGAGGAAGCCTTCGACCTCCCCCGAGGCCGCGACTATGTCGAGTGGGCGGCCAAGGAGCACAGGCGGCCGTCGGTTCGAGAAGCCTGCGAGAAGTTCCTATTGACCCGAGTCGCGGCCGTCAGTTAATCTTCACGCCACGACACTAGATCGCTGAACGGAGTCAGCAATGCTCGTTATTTCTCGCCGAGTCGGAGAACGTGTGAAGATCGGACCCAGTATCTGGGTCATGGTCACTCGCATCGAAGAGGGTGCCGTTCGCATTGCCATCGACGCTCCGAGGCACCTCAACATCGTCCGCGAGGAACTCCTCGTTCGAGCGAAGGCCAAGGAGGCGGCGACGTGAACTACGACTACTCGACTGTTCCATACTCCTACTGGCACGTTCCGAAACCGCGCGACGACCGCTTCTTTGAACTGGTCAAGGCGATGTCCGTCGCGATGGCCGACCGCTGCCAGGAAGGGCTCCTCGGCCCAGAGGAGTTCGGAAAGACCGTCGTCGCCGCCGCCGGCTGCGTGATGGTCGAGTTTCTCTACGCCAACGGTGAGCGCCGCCGACCGCTGTCGCCCGAGGAACAGGCGAAAGAGATCAAGAGGCTCATGGAGTCGCTGAAGAAATGAACGACGCACGCCGCTCACTCCTGAAGGCTCTCCCGTTCACCGCACTAGGTGCGTTCGCCACTGTCAAGGCCAGCGTGGCCGAGGTGGCATCGCCCGATCGCAAGGACACCCGAGTCGCCTTTGCCTTCCGGCTGACTCGGCCGGCTCCGCAGGCCGCGATCGACAACTTGCGGACAGAAGTCAGGTCGATGCTCGATGCACATGGATTCTCCGACGCGATGGCGTTCGTCCTGCCGGAGTATTTGGAGTTGGACGTCTTTGAAATCGAAGGAGCGAGCAATGTTCGGAATCGGAACAGTTGAGATGGTGATGATCGGAAGCATCGCGGTGATGCTGTTCGGCGGTCGGCTGCCGAAGGTGGCCCGCAGCGTCGGACAGTCGATCGTTGAGTTCAAGCGGGGCTTCCTCGAAGTCGAAGCCGAGTGCAAGGAGATCGAGAAGGCCATCGAGCACAAGGTGCAGGCATGAGCAAGATCGACGAACTCATCGAAAACGTCGAGCAATGGGCCGAGGATCGAAGCATCCTTCAGCACAGTAAGCCCATGCCGCAACTGATGAAGACCATGTCGGAGTTGGGCGAACTGGCCGACGCCACGCTCAAGAACGACCGCGCGGATATCATCGACGGCATCGGCGACGTCCTCGTGACGCTGATTATCTACTCGGCACTACAGTTTGTGCCGCTCGAAACGGCCCTTCAGGCAGCCTACGACCAGATCAGGGATCGCAAGGGCTTCCTCACACCGGAGGGCGTATTCGTCAAACAGGCATGAACTGGTTTTTCGGCGGCCTCTCTCGTGAGATCGCCACACTCACTTCCGCGATTCGTGGTCTTGCGATGAGTCATCGCAAGCCATTGGTTTGTGTTCGATTGTCTTTTCAGGAGCCAACTAGTATGGCACTTGTTTACTCGGTTTCTGCCGGTCCTGCCGTTGACGCTGACGTCACCGGCCGTCAGTTGACGGTTGTGGTAAACGGCGAGGTTCTCTCGACCGTCGAACTCGCGGGGTCGGCCACCGACCTGGGCGAGGTGAAGGTCGAGCAGAACGCGAACGTCACCCTCTCGCTCGTTGATGTCGACGACGCGGGGAATCGCAGTCAGGCCGCGGTCCTCGACTTCGTCGCGACCGACACCATCCCGCCGGCCCAGCCGGGATCGTTCGGCGTCACCCTCGCTCGCGAGGAGTGATTCGTAGGCCCGCCGGCGGTTGGTGATTCTCCCACCAACCGCCGGCGTAGGCCGCACCTCACGCAAGGAACAACGTCATGGATGACTACACGAATATCTGGCTGAACATCGCCGTCGTGCTCTCGCTCGTCGGCATTTCAGTATGGATCACGCTCCTTCCTAACACGACTTTTTGGGGAGACGACGACTGATGCTTCGCCGCGACTTTCTCGCCGCCATCGCATCGTTTGCCGCCGCCGGGGCCGCCGTAAAGGCTGCGTCTCCGAACTGGTCGTGCTGCGACAAAGTCGAGCCGGCTGGCGTCACGGCCGAACTGACGAAGTTGCTGGACGAGCGAAGCATCTTCGAGCGGACGCTGATCGACTGCCTTCGCGACGGCTCGATGCGTCTCCTGGGTGTGACGACGCACGTTCACGGCGACTACCGGGCCGTCTATCTGCCGGCCATCCCCGGCGCGGTGGCAGAGCAACCTCGCCACGAGACGCTCATGGGTATGTACGACCGCGGCCTGATCGTGGTCGACGAGGTCATTGTGTTCAACGGTTACTCCGGCGTCGAAGTTGTTTTTTCCATCTGCACGAGGTGATTCATGGTTTCCGTCAATTCGCACGTCCTGATCATGTCAACCCTGGCCCACGTTCTTGACCGCCTGAAGACGATCGACTTGAGACTCATCGACATCGAGGAGGCCATCCTCATCGACAACGACGACGACCTCGAAATCGACATCGACGATGAAGATTCGGAAATCGACGTTGACGACGACACCGCCGAGGCCATTGCCGACCAACTACTCGACGCCGCCGACGAGATCGAAGAGTCGGCGATCGTGCCGAATCACGAACTGGTCGCGATGAAACTCCGAGAGATCGCGGAGATGCTCTCCGAATAAGTGGGGGTGCGTGAGATGACATTCGACGAACTCGCCGAAATCGTCGCTGAAGTGAACCCCGACGCCATCGTCGCTGACGGGCTCGAAGACGCGGCGATCGGCTACACGATGAATCACCACTCCGCGCAAGTCGTTGTTTACGACTACGACAAGTGCGTTGCCGTGCTCGTGAGGCGAGACGGCATGAGCGCGGAGGATGCTGACGAGTTCCTCGGCTTCAACACTCTGGGGGCTTACGTCGGCCCCAACGGCCCGATCTACATCAAGGTACTTCGATGAAGCGGACGAGACGAAAGAAGATCACCCGCACGAAGCCCGCGCCGCCGCCGCCGCCCGAGGGCTACTCGGCAAAGACGCGAGCGCAGGCTCACGCCCTGGACGTCATCGGCCGCTCGACGATCTCGTTCGTCCTCGGGCCGGCGGGCACTGGCAAGACGCATTTAGCGAGCGGCTATGCCGTCCAGGCGGTGCTCGACGGCCGGGCAGAACAGATCGTGATCACACGCCCCAGCGTTGCGACGGAGCAACTCGGGTTTCTGCCGGGCTCGGCCGAGGAGAAGGTCGGGCCATACCTCGTGCCGTTCTTCGATGCCGTTGACAGGATCGCCGGCAAGCGGGGTCAGCACCGCGAGAAGATCGCCGCGTGCATCAAGGTCGCCCCGCTCGCGTTCATGCGAGGTCGGACGTACCACAACAGCGTGATGATCTTTGATGAATCGCAGAACGCGAGTTTCGCCCAACTGAAACTCTTCCTGACCCGCATCGGCCAGAACTCTCAAGTCATCGTCACTGGCGACGCCGATCAGAGCGACCTTCCTCGGCAGGAGCGTCGGCTTGTCGACGTTATGCAGCGGCTGTCGGGCATCAAGGGCGTCGGAGTCGTCGAGTTCAAGGCGTCCGACATCGTCAGGAATCCGATCATCGAGGGCGTCCTGCGGGAGTTGGAACGATGAAATGCCGGATCATCACAGGCGAGGAGTTCGTTGCCGACGAGCCGCACAGGCTCTTCGTGGTGAGGAAACTCTGCAAGCCTGGGAGCATCTTTCAGCGACGCCTCATCGACGGCGAAGAGATCGACGGCTTCATCGCTTTGGTCGAGGACTTCGGCGAGACGATCGGTTGGGCCAGGACGGAGCCGTGGGTCGAGCCTAACCAAGACTCGTGGCGAGCCGGCCCGAATGCCCTGCACTGGCACACCCTCGAAGCCTTCGTCGCCAAGGACTACCGCTGGCGTGGAGTCGCCACATTCGCCGCGGCAGGGCTCGTGACGACAGCGTTTCAGAACGACTCGGACGCCGCCGTGTTTCATCCCCACATGATGCTCTTGGCGAAGAAGGTCGGCCTGCGGCCGGTGCTGTTTCGCGAGCAAGGTGAAGGGTGGGTTCGGGCGTGACCCCCAAGGAACGCAAACACTTCGCCAGCCGGCTTGTCGCCATGCAGCAAACATTACGCACGGTCTTCGAGGCGTGCGAGGCTCAAGCCGATCTCTGCCGGGAGGTCGGGGCCAGCCGCCTCGCGTTCAGCGTTCACATGGTTCGCGAGAGCCTGATTGGCTACAGCAAGGAACTCAATGTGTACGTTCTTCGCGTTATGTCGGACGAGGATTTGGCAGACGAGGAAGAGGAGTTTCCCCTTGACTACTAATCTACACGCCGCGAAAATACGCCGTGGTTCGATTCCCTCCTAGATACGAGGTGTTCTGATGCGTTCTATCCTTCTGGCTCTCACGTTCGTCGCCGGCCTCGCCTCTGCGGCAACCGCCGACGTCACCGTCATTGACCGCGGCGTCATGCGTCGCTCCGCTGTCGTCGTCACCTCCGCGCAGGATCACGCTGTGTTCCTCGCCGGCCGCGGTGCCTTCCATCACTCGTCCTGCGGGCAGTGCGAGGGTATCGGAACCGGCTCGACGCCGGACGCCGCGAGGCGGAATTGTTGTTTCTTCGGCACTCGCCGGATCGTTGACGAAGGCGTGGCATGGTCGCCCGTCCGTCGTCGTTGGATCGCCGTGATCCGCTATCAGTGATCTACGTTCGGCGGCGGGTCGTATTGCCCTTCCTGCTTTCGACCCGTCGCCGTTCCTTTCTGACGCTCATTCACAGAAATGGGATACATGACACCGAAACGACCAATCAAGAAACCGTCAACGAACGAACTCCTGCACCAACTGATCGCACAGGTCGCCGAACTCCGCGGCCGGATCGAGCGGATGGAGCGAGTGGGGCCGGGCCTGTTGACCGTCTACAAGACCGAAGAGCCGCGCCCCAGCGTTAGTTGGTGGTCGTGGATCACCGGGGAGTGAGCCGTGTCCGACTACGTCCTTCTCGAACTGGCCGCCGCCAGGGCTGCCGCCGATCACTGGGAGGTCACGTCTCGACGTGCCTCTGAAGGTGCGAGGTCTGCCAGCAAGGGGGCCGAGAGGCTTCAGAGGAAGGTAGAGCGTTTGAAAGAGGAGATAAAGTTGCTGAAGGGCCGGAACGACCGCCTTCAGCACGAGTGCAGCGAACAGCAGAAGAAGATTTCAAGGCTGTCGCTGGAACTGTTGTCCACACTTTCGAGGCCGAACGATGCAACGACGTAACTTCCTCCAGGCTCTCCTTGCCGCCGGCTCGGCTCTAGCCGGTGCGAAGGCCGTCGCGACTCCCAAGGCAATCGCCCAAAAGGTCAACGCGCAGCCGCTTCGTCAAAACATCGAGAACGAAGCGCAGCGGACGGTGATGGAAATGCTGAAGGAGTGTCGTGTGCTGAATCTTGAAGAGTCCGTCGACATTCGGGCCGCGTCGTCGTGGCGAGTCACCTACAGGCACGATCCTGACGCTCCGCGAACAATCCTCGATGACAAGGCCGACGAGATTTACGAGACGAGGATGCCTGTCAGCGTCATGGTTACCAGCGTCGCTGACGACAACATCGACGTGTGGAACTTGCACGACACCACTAAGCAAACCTACGAAATACAGGTGGAGTGGCGATGACAGACGACGACAAGGAAAACCTCGCAGCCATCATCGGCATCGTGCTCGCCACGATGCTCCTTGGCGTCTTTTTTGTGTTCTTCGTCGGATTTGCGGCGGCCAAGTTCTGGAATTTATTCGCCCCGCCGATGCTCGGCTGGCCGGCGGCCGAGTGGCGAAACGGTATCGGGTTCATCGGTTTTCTCATGTGCCTCCGAGGCTGTCTCGGGAGCGAGTTGTCGTTCAAACCAAGGAGGTCGTGATGGCAAGGATGCGAGACGTCGATGTGGCGGAACTGTTTCGTTTGTGGAATACAGACATGACGAACACCGAACTCTGCGAGCACTTTCAGATTACTGGCGGCTCGCTGTGGAGCCTGCGGAAGAAGTACGCCCTGCCGATTCGCCCGAAGGCCACACGCCGCGACACGCTTCGACGCCCCGAAGACCCGACGCCCGAGGAGATCGCGGAGCGAGCCGCTGAATGCCGTGCGAGGCGATGCAAAGAAGAGAAGGCTCGCAACGAGAAGATCGGCCGAACAGATTGGGAGATGCCGGCCTTCGTGTTTAACGGCAGGGACATGGCCTTCACGAGGATGTCCCACTAGGCCACACGCCACCACATGACGCAGCGACGGCCTTCTGAAAAGAGCATCGTCGCCAAGGGAATGGCAGTCGCAAGGAGTCTCGGCTTTTACGCCGTGAAACTCCACGGGTCGGCGTATTCGCTTGCCGGCATCCCCGACGTCATGTGTCTGAAAGAGGGCCGGGCCTACTTCATTGAGTTCAAGCGGCCCGGCGAGGAGCCGACGAAACTGCAACAAGTTCGCCTGGGCGAACTCATGGGCCACGGCTGCCCGTCTACCGTCTGCCGCTCGGCAGCCGAGGTCAAGGAGTTTCTGGAGGCCGTGGCGTGACGCTTGAAGAGTACCTCTCGTCGATCGACGAGTCCGACGTCAACACGACCGCGGCGGTTCATATAGCCGTGCTCGCGAAGTACGCCGCGAAGTGCCAGAGCATCGTCGAACTAGGGACGCACCAGGGCATCGCTACGGCGGCGCTCGCGTTGGCAGCCCCCGAGGCCGACGTCATCGCTGTCGATTGGGGTGGTGCCGAGACGATGCAGGGCAGGAAGGAGTTCTGGGGTCGCTTCGGCATCCAGGCCTACTCCATTCAACAAATCCAGGCCGAGGTCGGCGGGTTCTTGCGTGGTGCAGTCTCCTCGGGTTCGAGGTTCGCTATGGTCTTTCACGACGCCACCCACGGGGACGCTGTGATCGAGGAGTACATGGACTGCGCGAAGGTCGCCGGCATCGTAGCGATCCACGACTTCGAGTTGTTGAGTCCAGGCAACCGTGAACGGGTCGAGGCCGTGCTGTCGACGCTTCACGAATCCGCTGACGCCAGGGGCCGAGTCCTGTTTGTGGGGGCAAGCAAATGATCTTGTTCGTTCAGAAGTACACGACCGGCAACGACGCTCGCGATGCGGAGTTGGCGACGTGCGCCGCCGAGAACGAAGCCTGCGGCTTCTTCGACGAGATCGTGTGGGTCGACGGCAACGAGAAGCGGTGGAGGTACGTCGACTTCTTCAACATGGCCGCGGAGAAGTACGCCGGACAGCAATGCGTCTTGGCGAACTCCGACATCTCGTTCCGCCATCCGTCTTGCGAACTTCTGCGCACGGTCGTGTCGCGTGCCGCACTCGTCGTCCTCACGAGGTGGCATGACAACGTCGCGCCTTGGATGATCGGCCACTACGAAGGCTACCGCTGGTACAGCGGCACGCAGGACGTGTGGGGCTTCGTCGGTGGGATGTTCGCGGGCATGGGAGACATCCCGCTCGGGGAGCCTGGGTGCGACTGCCGGATCGTGGCCGAGATCGCCATGAGCGGGGCGACCGTCTGGAACCCGTCCCTGACCATCAAGACGATGCACGTCCACAAGGAACTAAACGAGTTGATGCGGGAGTCTCCTGGCGGCGCGTATGGCTACACCGAACTATCAACCGTCGAGGGCATTGGCGGGGTTCTTCTGAAGTCTTACCCGGAGTCCCAACTGATCGAGTACGCCGAAAGGGCCAGGGTTTCCTGATGCGACTCGTGTCGTTCTACACGCCCAGCCACAAAGCCATGTTCGATGAGTACATCGCGCCTCGAACCGGCGACTTCGACGAAGTCGTCGTAGCCGAGGTGTCGCAGAAATGCCCGAGTGCCTCGTTCAAGCAGGCCGGCTGGAACGAGTGCATGGTCGACAAGATCGACACGCTCCTGGCTCTGCCGGACGACGGCAAGCCGACGCTCTACGTCGATGCCGACGTAGTGATGACCAGCGGGATGGCACAGTGGGCTCGCGAGTACGCTGCCACGCTTGAGCCGGACTGCGTCGCCTACTCCGACGACATCGTTCAGTGGTGTGCCGGCGTGATGGTCTTTCACTCGACGCCTCGGGTCGCCCTCTGGTGGCTCCTGGTTCGCGAGATGTCGATCATCTGGAGTGCGCAGGATCAGGACGCGATCCACGCCCTGCGGATGCAGTCAAAAGAACTCGGCGGCCCGCTGCCGGTGAAGATGACCACGATCCCAGGCTCGGCTGTGGCGAACTGGGCCACCATCGGCAACCGGACAGTGTGGGCAGGGGAGCCGTTCGAGGTGCCGGCGGGCTGCGTGGCGTGGCACGCGAACTGGACGGTCGGGGTCGAGAGCAAAATGGAGATGCTACGGGCGGCCAAAGCCCAAATGTCACCATGAGCCCTCCCCGCCGGCGGATGACGCCGGACGAACTTCTGCGTTCCAAGGTCGGAGCAAACATCAAGAGGTCGCTCCGGCGGTTGTGGGTGGGGGATGTCGAGTTCGACGACCTCCTCGATGCCGTGCAGCCGACGGCCGAGGGCGTCCAGAAGGCCATCGACACGATGCGGGCCGAGGGGGTCAGTATCGAAGCCGACGTCGATGCCGTGGTGCAGGAGATGCGGCTCTCGCCGGACGCCGTTACCGCGATGGCTGCGGAGATGGGCCTGGGCGAGCGGGTCGAGCCGGAGTGCTATCTGCCGACGCCGGAGGAGATCAGGCTGGCGACGGCGAGGCTTCGATCAGGGTGGACCCAAAGTGAACTGGATTCCCGTCTCGGCGGTGCCGGACTTGGTAGGATGGATTAGTACACACGGCGAGACATTACATGGCCTCTGAAGTGCGATTAATCATCGCGAAGAAAGAGGCTCGCCTGATCCTCACGAGCGGGGACAAGGTCGTGGAGGACGAACTTTGGAAGTTCGACGCCGCCATGACTGCGAGTGATGCCAAGGAGTTGGCACGCATCCTTTTCGATGAGGGGTACGACCTCATGCAGTTTTCGCTCTATGGCGACTGACGACGACATCCCAGACCTTTTCGTGGGGAACAACCCGCGATTGAAAGAGGCGGAATTCCGCTACGGCAACGACACGCCCCCGCTGATGGCAAGCGTACCGGAGCCGCCACCAAGTCATTGGGGCGTCACCACGAGTCAGGCGAGGACGATGAGTCCGCAATACATCGAGTTCCTTAAACGGCACAAGGAGGGCCGGTCGAATGGGTGAGAACATCGAAATTAACGAAGAGGGCGAGTTCGGGGCAGGGATGACCCTGTTCGACAAACTGCAACTCCTGACGGAGTGGGCTCCGGTCATCGGACGCCTCCAGGCCGTCATGGACGCCAAGACCGCGCAGGAGCGGGCCAAGGCGATCATCAAGGGTCTTCAGTGGGCTGCCGGCAAGTCGGCCACCACGGTCGACGACGAGGCTCTCTTTCATCTGGAGGCGGTTTTGAAGTCGCCCGAGGGGGCTGCCTTCTTCGATTGGCTCGTTGCGAAGGTGACGAAGTGACGGCTGCACAAATCATCGCCGGCGTGATCGGGCTTGCTGTTCTGGCAAAGCCCCACGCCGTGCCTGCTTTCACTTGGGCGACCGGCCTCTGGCAGGGGCTCCGCAAGCCGGCTCCCCCGCTGCCTACGCCGCATGAGGAGGCTGTCGCCCCTTCTTACACCCAGGCCATCGACGACCTTGCCTGCGTGCGGACTCGGCTGAAGATGACTGATTGTCTCCACGAGGAGCAACTGAAGGCTGTTGACGTCCTGACGCTCGCCCTCGTGGCGGGGAGTGACCAGTGAAGATCGAGTTGAGGCACATTGTGGCGGCATCGCTGATCTTGTTTGCCTGGAAGGGCAACGTGCTCGACCTGTCGTGGCCGCCCGCGGCTCGAAGCGTCGTCGTTGCCCCCACACCGGCCCCGGAACTCCAGGCGTGGGCAAGCGACGTCAAGCCGATCGCCGCAGGGATGCTCCCAGGCGACCGCGTCTATCTGTCGAATCTCTACGACGCGATGTCGTTCGTGCTTATTCGAGATAAGGATCGCGACGATCCGATCATCTCGACCACCGAGGACTTCGCCGCGTTTCATGCCGGCACGCTGACGCTCGCCATCGAGAAGGCGAAGGTCGGCAAGTACCCAGGGCTCGACAAAGCCATCGACAAGGCATTCCTGACGGCTCTCGGCACCGACGAGCCCCGGAAGATGACCGACGAGGAGAAGGCCCGCCTGATCGTCGCCTGCGGCGTCCTGTCTCACACGTTTGGGATCGGCAGCGATGGCTAACTTCAACCCGGCGAGTGCCTACGATGCCGGGCTTCGAGGGGCTTACAACGACCCTCGTGCTGACGAACTCTTCGTCGATTCGATTCTTCGCAAGGGCGG